TTCGTTCATCTTATCTTTTTTCTTTTGTTCTTCTTCCTTGAGATAGTTGGCCAATAGTTCCATATACATAACTCTTTCCCAAGGTATCATGCTTTCTATTTCTGTCAGACTCCACTTGTGGTGTTGAACGAGACCGAAGTTATTCAATAGATAGGCCGATAGTCTTTCAAAGCCCATGATTAGGTAAAAAAATCGTAGAAATCTGTATACCTCACCTTATGATGAAATCCACATTTGCCACAATCTTCTTCGAATGTAACGGCAAACGTTGGAGAGTTATCTACGAATCTTTCCAGTGTCTTATAGTTTGCTTCCGTCAGTCCTTCGACAAACTCTTTTAGTTCTTCCTTAGAGTAGTCTCTGGCAGGATAAACACCATCCTTATCAAAAATCTGTTCAATTGAACTGACAATGACGCTGGTCTTTTCGTCCACATCACCTTTTGCTTCGATACGTTTTAGTGCGGCATAGTTTGGATATTTCATCTTGACACCGCTACCGTTGCCTAAATCAATCGTATCTGATATGCCTTCAGGCCTTACAATCTCCACCTTTGAGATGTCCATGTTAGACTTAAATGAATGACCGCATAACTCATTATCTACAACATTGTTACAAGTCAGCGTAACCTCGACATGGTCGCCAAGAGACTTCGACCTTAGAAAGATAAAGATATAATCAACATCAAAGTATGGCAACTTGTCTATGTTAACTTCACCGACGACTATACAGTTATTGATGACTTGCTTAACAGTGTTAATAATCTCGTCCACATTTTCAGATTCCATGGCAATCAGCAATAGCTTTTCTTCTTTGACATTGAACGGACGAACTTTAATCGTTTGTCCAGAAGAAGGTATTACCAGGTCATAAGTAGGCATATCAATTTTAGGTAAAGGCATTTATCACTCCATTATATTTTATCAATGATTCTTTCTGTATCTCCAGGTCTGTCCCAATACTTATAGGCAAATGTCACCTGTAATCTTAGAATATCTGCATCGGCCCAGGTAACTTGCTGTGGATTGACAAGCGTTGGCCACGCTTTGATTAATCTCCAACTATAAACAGGAAGAGGCTTAACTGTTGTGCCATTAGATCCTGCGGCAGATGCACCATATTCAGCAAACTGGTATACCTCAATCGAACAAGCATAGTCGTTTTGATAGTTGAAGTTGAAAGTGTCCACAGGATTAATAATGTCCTGCCAATCATCAAAGAACTGTCTTTCGATTCCCTGTGTTCTACAAATGATAGACAAGGATGCTGGACCATATTCAACATTGTTTGGAAACTGAATGCTTGGTCCATAGTAACGAGCAGGAGTAATACTGAAACCACGTCCTGGAAACTCGGCGGCGTCACAAAGATATATCAAATCTCTAATCTGATTAAAGTATGAGAGTTTTCTTAGAAGGCTTCGTGATCCCTCTGGTCTGATACTAACCGCAAATCTACATGATTTTGCTACCGAACCTAGTTGATCCAGTCTAGTATAGAAATCTGGCATACTTAGATTAGATGGTGCGTTTATACTCTGATAAGCCATTAGTAACCTCTAGCAATCATGTTTTTATCGATAATCGCCATCTCTTTGAAATCGATGTTTAATAGTGCCGAAACAGGATGACCATTAGAGAATGTGGAAAACTCTCCTTGTGGTGTATAGTTCACATCTATTCTTTCGACCACACATTTATCAATCTTAGGAAGTCTATTGCTCTCAACAAATGAACCACCTCTTTTTGGTCTATAATAGAACTTGATATCAAACTCCGATGGAGGATCAAAGAATAGTTTTGATGATGTTATTTGTGGTGCAGCGTGCCAACGGAGACGTTCAATCATCCACTTCATCTTTTCTGATTCTGATTCCGATGTTGGTGACATTAGAAAGAAAAACTGAAATGTTCTTAGTTGAGTGCTTTTGAAAAGAACTTCGACCTGAGGATTAATAGGCTTACCCATTAGACCAGGAAGAACACCTGGTCCATCACCACCAATACCAATCATACCTAAGCCAACACGTGCCAACTTAACGTCGGTGTAATCATGTTGCTGTTGCCATGACATTGCTTGCTGACCGCCACCAGGAACAAAGAAGTAGAATGTTTCGCTTTGATTTGGTGATAAGTTTTGCTGTCCAGCGCCTAAAGCTGTAGCGAAGGTTTGAGCAATATTATTAAAAGCCTCAGCGCCTCCTCCAGGAATAGGAAAGTTTTGAACAAGATTGTTAATGAAGTTGATGCCGCCTGTTAGTGCGCCACTTACGCTTCTGCTGGAAGGCTTTGCTCTGATTTCCATATAGTGACCAATTTGAGGATTGCCCTCCATGTCTTCTGGAAATACATTATATCCTAGTCCTGCCATAAGAGTTATCTCTCCGATTTTAACTACATATATTTAGTGAGGTATATTATGGCTACAAATTATAAACAAGGCTTTTTCAAACCTAAAAATCCAGACAAGTATAGAGGTGATCCAACTAATATCGTGTATAGGTCTGGTTGGGAGAAACGTGTCATGGCATGGCTAGACGAAAACAAAAACGTTCTGTCATGGTCATCCGAGGAGGTTATTATACCGTATATTTCGCCCATCGATGGCAAAGTTCACCGTTACTTCGTAGACTTTTATGTGGAAGCAATAGACAAGAATGCTCAAATCAAAACTATGCTGCTAGAGGTTAAACCAGCGGCACAAGCAAAAGAACCTGTCAAGAAGAAAAGAACCACCAAGCAGTATGTGACCGAAGTAATGACATATGGCATCAATCAAGCAAAATGGCACGCCGCCAAGAGATATGCCGAGAAGCAAGGTTGGGAGTTTAAAGTTATCACAGAAGCGGAACTTTTTGGCAAAAAAACAAATAAATAACAGATGGCTACAGAAAAAGAATACACACAAGACGAGATGGCAGATTGGCTAAAAAACAAGGCCAAAGCTGTTGCGACTGGCACTGCCAGAAGAAAGCTATTATCATTTAAAGATAGATCAAGAGATTTCGATAGTGCTTTTGTGGGTAATCTATACTTTTTCAGATATGATCCTAAACATAAAGCAACGCTGCCGCAGTATGATAAGTTTCCCATGGCCATCATATTACAATGGAACTCTGACGGCTTTCTTGGTCTAAACTTACATTATCTGCCGAGAGGTCAGCGATCTGCCATGCTAGGTGTATTCTCTAAATACAAAGAAGACTATAAGCTGGAAAAAGATTCCGATTCTGATAACTGGGAAAATCTGGTTGATTTCTTAGATAACACAGATATGCAACAGATGCCCAAGCAATGTCTAAAGAGATATTTATGGAGCCATGTTACATCTCATTTTGTCGAGATATATCCAGATGAGTATGGCATCGCAGTTCAGCTACCAGTAGAAGATTGGGTATTTAAGAGGTAAAAATGGCGATATTAAACACACCATATTTGGACGCCTTTCCAAAAGTAAAATACGACATAAACAGAGGTTCGTTTCCTGTCTTTGATACGGTAACGAATATCTTTTTTCGTCTCCAGATTCTCAAAAATGTATTAAGCACCGCTACCTCTTATGAAGTATACTCTATTCAGGATGGCGATACACCAGAGATTTTAGCCGAGAAGGTATATGGTGACGTTGGCGCTGGTTGGATTATCATGTATGCTAACAATATTCATAATCCTCTATACGATTGGCCACTGGATACATCATCCTTCAATAGATACATTGTCGGTAAGTATGGTTCAATTGAGAATGCCAAGACCACTATTCATCATTACGAAAAGGTGATTACAAGAACCGAGGAACTAACCGGCGTCAAGACAGTGACAAGATTTGAGATGACTCCAGAAAGATATATGTTCACCGACACAGGTGTTCCTTATAGTTACTGGGTGCCATTTACTTCTTCCACATTTAGAACGGCCGACTCCGATGTATATCTGGCCGATACAGATGCGCCAGAACTATTGGCAGACTTGGACGAGGACGGTGTATTCCAGCAAGTAATCTATGGCGGTTCACTCGAAACACGCCAAGGTGCCACTACACATAATATCAATGGTAAAACAGTCCGTGAGGAAGTTAGAGGCGAAGCTATTACTGCCTACGACTACGAAGTGGCGCTAAACGATGACAAGAGAATGATCAAGGTTATTAAGGCAGAATATTACCAGCAAATAATGGACGAGTTTAGTGAGAAAACTGGTTTCGTATTAGGTTCATTCAGAAGACTAGCGGGATTGACATAATAATATGGTTGATGGAGTTAATTTAAATCAGGCAGGAATGGTAGCGATTGCTGGTCAAATCGGCAATTATGAAAATGTTACCGTTAAAGAAGTCCATCTTAACGAAAGTCTACTAAATCCAGGACTACAGACAGCCGTTGTCTGCCAGAATTTCGTATATGGTAAAAATGATTTTAACGACCTCAAAGGTAAAGAGGTATCGTTCACACTGTATAATAGCCGAGATACACTAACAGTTTCACAAAAGGTCTATAGACTGGACAATCGCCAGTGGATGCCAACAAACGTAGGTCAGACCGAAGAATTTACTCTCCATCTATGTGATAAATCACTAATCAACGATGCTAAGTCACTAATAAGTAAATCTTGGAAATGTACCTCGCCAAAAGATATTGTCGAATATGTTCTAGGTTCTTGTGCGGGCGTTGAAAATCTTGTTGTCGATGACTGTAATCCATCAAGAGACTATATTGCGGAGAACATTCATCCGTTTCAGGTTGTGGCACAGCAAGCAAATGTCGCTCTAGATGGCGATGATCCCTCGTTTCTTCATTACATGACCTATGAGAACAAAGGAACACACTATTTTCGTTCACTAAAAAAGTTAATTGAAGGTCGATCAGTGGGTACCTATCATCATGTAGAGACCGGACTGGCTGCTAAAAAAGATTATAACAGTGAAAAGTTTGGTGTTATCACGTTTGAATTTCCATGTGATTTCGATTTGTTATCAGATATTCTAAACGGCGTTGACGAAAATGGCATAAACATTAACAGTCTAATGACATTTAATCCTCTCAATATGGATTTTAGCAAGTTTGGTGGTATGGTAGGCGGATCTTGTGGCATCGGATCAGGTAATGCTAAAACATCGATGACAAACAAAGGCACCGCTGGTCAACAGAATGGTTGTGAGACAGATGTTGAAAGTCATCTTCTCAAGAGACAAGCTAGAATGGGACTATTGGAGAAAGATAAGATTGCCTTTAGAATGGTGGTGCCATGGAATCCAAATCTACATGCTGGAAAAATCGTATCTTTTGAGTGGAAAAATAAGAACGGTGGTCTTGTCTATGGTTCAGGTGATTATTTAATTTCATCGCTAACTCATAAAGTATTATTAGGTGGTTTCTCTACGACCACCGTAGACTGTATTACTAACACATTTGGAAATAGTTAAGGAGTTTTAGTATGGCTGGTTATGAAGGCTTTCCCGGTGCAAAATCAGGTATTCAGGTAGCCGTCTCAACTGGTGGTCATCCTGATCATCAACCAGAAGATCATTCAGGAAATCAAAAACTATTCTCACCACTAGAACATAAAGATGGTGATGTTTCTCTAGATGATGTTTGGTTCTCTACACTATCCAAAGGTACCTCAGGATTCTCTCAACAATCGTTCACTGGCGCATTGGATCCAGGCACGCTCGTATATGTTCTAAAAGGACTGGGCGAGGGCGGTGGTATTATTCTTGGTCAGTCTAATGGTATTCTAAAAGGCGGTGCTGGTCAAGGAGGCGGTGGTCAAAGTCTTGGCGCACAGACTGTTAGAGATTTACAACAAACAAAAATTCCAGTTAATGTGCCACCACAGATTGAAGAAAAAGAGGAACGTGGCGTAAAAGTTCGTAAGATTAAAGAGAAAGGCGAAGAGCATTCTCTTTCTATGCTAGAAGGACTGCCAATTCACGGTGCTTTGTTTAACATGACTGGCTTTAAACTGCCAGAAGTAAAGCAGGTACCAACGGCCAAACAGACCAATGACGGCATGATGGACGCTAATATGCTCCAGCAGATGATGGGCCAAGTTATGTCTCTAGGACAGATGTTCCAGGGCATGAAGGGCAAAGCAGGCGGAGGAGCTGGTGGTAATGGTTCGATGGGCAGCAATGCCGTGTCGATTAATCCAGGCATCGCAGAGAATGGCAATACGCATTTTGAGAATGTATTAAGTTCTCTTAGTCCAAATATGTTTCTGGCCATGAACAGTATGGCCAATCTTGTTCAAGGTATGGAAACTACCAACGGCATTACCTTTGTCACTGGTGGTGTAGTTCACGAAGAAACATATTATAGAAATGCTGCCGAATTACTGTCACAGGTTACCACTATTGACGATTTAATGTATGCGCTTCAGAGGCTTCAGTGGGATACATCTCTATTTGGCCAAGAAAATCTGGAGCCACAGACATATACCATTAATACTGCATTTGGTATTGTCACTCAATATGTTGATTATGATGGCGAGATTACTATTGATTATGACGCCAACGTAGCCAATGCCATCGAAGAATGGTCCAATACTGTTAATAATGTCGATAACAGTCCAGGAGTTGGATCAAGTCCACCGCCATCTAGCGGAGGTGGTGGCTCTGGAGGAGGTTCAGGTGGCATAGGTCAGATAGGCCAACTTGGCAGTATGATGAATAATATGTTCGGAAAGTCATCCGGAGTTATGAAAGACATGTTTAAGAGACTTACACCAGAAGGCGAAAAAGAAGCAAAACAAATGCATGAGAAATTAAATACGGATGAAAAGTCTAAAAAGATGTGGGGTATCGTTACAGCAACTACCGAAGGTCAAGATCCACTGGATAAACAACATTATGATAAGCAGACTGGAGGTGCACAATGAGCATAGGAGACGGTAACTTTAGCGTATCTACCTTGGATGAAGGTTCTTCTGGTCCAGAATCTAAAAATCAGAATCCTGGTAAGACTACTCCTAAGAAATATAGTGTTGCAAAAGATCCACGTTCGGAAAAAGGTGCTGGTGAATATCCACATTACTGGTCATATAAGACTAGATCAGGTCATAACTTTGTTATGGACGACTCCAAAGGTAATGAGACCGTCACTATTCAGCATCGCTCTGGTACCGCTATCCAAATGCATCCAGATGGCGCATTACACATCACCGCTCATAACTCGAAATATGAGGTGACATTTGGTGAGAATAGAATGACAATCACAGGAGCACAGGACATCACCGTCAAAGGTGATGCATCTCTCCGTGTCTATGGTGACTATAATGTGACATGTCATAAGGACTATAACCTAACTGTTCTTGGCGATTTTAATATGACTTCAAGAAATCTTAATCGTCATATTCGTGGTAATATGGACACACAGGCCAAGAATAAGAACACCAAGCTGGAAGGCTCTTATTCGAAGATTGCTCATGGTGCTATTACTTCCGTAGCCAAAGGATCACAGACAATCGCTTCACAGGGCGATAAGGTATTCGTCGGTGCTTCTGGTGGCATTCATGGTTCTGTTACTCAAGAAGGTGATATGTCATGGTTTAATGAAAAAGGCGACCATTATGTCCAGAATAAGGACGGTAAGTATGATATGAAGCTAGAACAAGGTGGAAAGAAAGTTTCTATTCTCCATGAAAATGGTAAGACTTCACATAAGTCCGACGAAGAAATCACCACCGAGTCTGCTAATAAGGGTATTACAACTAAAGCCAAGGAAGATATCAGCACCAAGTCCACATCTGGTGGTATTAAAATGAAGGCGGATGCTGGTTCTATCTCTACAGAGGCACAGCAAAACGTCGAAGTAAAGGCTCAACAGAATATCGAAGTTAAGTCACAAGCCGACACACATATTAAGGCCACTGGCACGGCAGCTATCGATGGCTCAACTACTCACGTCGGTGGTATGTCAGGTACCACACACGTTGTTGGTTCTTCTGTTAACGTAGATCCAGGTGCTGGTACGCTTAATCTGGCAGGCGGTGGAGGTATTCCATTTAGTGGTCTTAATCTCCAGATGGCTTTCGACTTTCTTAATGGTAATGATTCGCAGGGTGTTCAACAGAATAAGGCTACTAGAGCCGAACAACCACAGCGTTCCAGTGAACCGGATGAACCGTCGTGGGTATAAGCTAAATAAACAAAATAGGAATTTCTATGAAGCCTTTTATCAACAGACAGCCAGATTATTCAGACTTGGATTTGGATTTCTTTGCACACCCTACCACAAAGGATGTGCAGGTAAAGACTGGTGAAGATGCGATTAAAAGATCAGTTAGAAATTTAATATTCTCGAATTATTATGAGAAACCATTTCGTTCAGAAGTTGGTTCAGACGTTCCCAGACAGCTATTTGAGAACATGACGCCATTCTCCGAGCTGGTCTTACAGAATGCCATCCTCGATGTTCTAAGAAATTTTGAGCCAAGAATTTCCGTCGTGGACATAAGAGTAGAAGCAGATGAAGAAAATAACGGATATAATGTAACATTGTATTATATAATATTAAATAGAAACTTGCCGGCAGCAATATCAATGTTCCTAGAAAGGATTCGCTAAGAGAGATGGCTACAGGAAACAATACTCTACAGATTACAGATTTAGATTTCAATTCCATCAAGAATAATCTAAAGAACTTTCTAAAGAACCAGTCAACCTTCACAGATTACGACTTTGAAGGTTCAGGCATGAATGTCCTACTTGACCTATTGGCATATAATACCTATTACAATTCATATTACATGAATATGATTGCCAATGAATCCTTTCTTGATACTGCCCAGCTAAGACAGAATATTCTATCTCATGCCAAGATCATTAACTATGTGCCGCAGTCCAGACACGGCGCAGATGCCAAGGTCACCATCAATGTCACTCCTTCACTAACGGAAGACAATGTGGTCAGCTTTATTGTCATGGATCGTTATACTCGCTTGCTTGGTCGAGATGTTGATGGAGTTAATTATCCATTCGTCACAGTCAACTCCAATACCGCATATAAAAATGCTGGTTCATTTATATTTCCTAATGTCATCATTAGACAAGGCGAGGTAATGAGCCATCAGTTTAAGATGGACGCCAATAACACATTCAGAAAATTCGAACTTCCATCTGCCAATCTGGATTCCACAACTATCGTGGTTTCTGTATATGAGTCGGCAAATTCTACCAGTTCGGAAGTCTATACACAGTATCAGGACTTGACAGAGGTAAGAGCAAACTCTACTGTTTACTTCTTGGAAGAAAACGACGATCTTAAATATGATATCGTATTTGGTGACAATGTTCTAGGCAAGAGACCGGCAAACGGCAGCATTATCCAGGTAACATATCTCGATACCGTTGGTGTTCTAGGAAATAATATCTCACAATTTGCTTTCGTAGAGCCAGTGGCTGGTCTATTCAGAGATAATATTACTATTGTTGCCTCTGCACCTTCTGCTGGTGGTGCTGATAAGGAAGATATTGAGTTAGTTCGTCGTCGTGCGCCATTGGCATATACCGCACAAAATCGCTGTATTACCACAAACGACTATGAAGCTATTCTAACCAGAGATTATCCAAATATCGAGGCAGTTTCAGTATGGGGTGGCGAGGACAATGATCCTATTGTCTATGGTAAGGTGTATATGTCCATCAAGACTAAAGGATATTATACACTAACACAACTCGAAAAAGAGAACATCAAGGACGAACTAATCAAAAAGCGTAACGCTCTAACGATTGTTCCAGAGATTATTGATCCTGATTTTGTGTTCCTTCTTATTCGTGGCACAGTGTCTTATACTCCTTCCAGAACATCCAAGACGGAAGGACAACTTCAAACCGCTATTCGTGAGGCCATCTATAAATATGCCAACGAAGAACTTTATACATTTAAGTCAACATTTAAGCTGGCAAAACTTCAAGCATATATCGAAGCAGCCGATCCATCTATTAATGCTTCCGATATTAAAATCTTTCTACAGAACAGAAAGAAGCTAAAGAGAAGATTAAACGCCACTTACACAGTCAACTTTAATGCTCCTATCAGAAAGGGTGACTATCTCCAGAAGATATTCACCTATCCAGAAATCAGAGTTTTGGATTCTAATAGTATCGAGCGTGACGTTGTTTTTGAGGAAACACCAGAATCATTTACTGGTATTAGAGAAGTCCAGATCATCAATGCTGGTATCAATTACACCAGCGGAGCAACGATAACTGTCACAGGCGACGGAGCAGGAGCAATATTACAACCTGTCATCGTCAGAGGTAGAGTGGTAAGCGTGGAAGTTATCAATCCTGGCGCAAATTACACCAGAGCATTCGCAACTTTAGTAGACGAAGATGGTTCAGAGGCAGTTCTTTCTGTTAAACTATCTACCAACTTTGGTACTCTAAGATCATATTACTTCAAGGAGAATGGCGAAAAGATTATCGTCAATCCAAACGCTGGTGAAATTGATTACACACTAGGAAAGATAACATTGAACAGTCTTTTCCCAATCAGCGTAATCAACAATCCGTTTTATGATAGAGATGTTTTGACTATCAATGTTGTTCCTAACCAAAATGTTATCGATCCATTGAGAAATCGTATTGTTGCAATCGACACAAATAATGAACAAGCAATTCAGCTAACACTAGTTCCTAAAAGCTAATGACAACAGACGCTAATAATAAAACACATTATCTAGTTCCAAGTCAGCTACCTGGATTTGTTAGAAATGACCATCCACGATTTGTCGAGTTTCTAGAGCTATACTACAAATATCTGGACATGGAAGGTAACGTTGGTTATCTCACCAAAAACTTTTCCAGTTATCTTGACGTTGATATTTTGGAAGAAGATATCAAAGAACACCTTGAAGAAGGTATGGTATCTAACTATGAACAGTGGATTAAGGACAGAAGATACCAAAATTACAGTAAATACTTTCCTGTTGACTCTCTAGGTGACAGAAATCAGATTCTTAAACACATTAAGGACTTTTATCGTGCCGCTGGTACCGAGAAGTCTGTAAACTTTTTGTTGCGTTCTCTATTCAACAAAGAAGCTGATATCTATTATCCAAAAGACAATATTCTTAAAGCATCTGATGGTAAGTGGTTCATTCAAAAGACGCTGAATATTCGTGACGTTGCCGTTAATAATGTCGCCAACATCTCTGCCTATCATCGCTTCGTTAATACCACAATCCGTGGCGCCACATCTAACTCAACCTGTATTGTTGAAAGCGTTAATCAATACTTTGATGCAGGTGTTCTCATTAATGAGTTCACGGTTTCTGGTGTTGAACAGGACTTTATCAACGGCGAACTACTATTCACAACGATTGAAGATGAAGGTGTTCCAAAGTTTTTGTCAGGAAACCTTTTCTCTGGCTCTATCACCTCAGTAACGATTGAGAATCCGGGTTCTGGTTATATTCAAGGTGCGGCTGTTCCTATTGAGAATCCACCAGGATTCGAGGGCATCACCGGTCAGCTTATCATTACTAAGGTTGGTAATCCACAGCTTGATGGTAAAGTTAAAGCAGTTGTTATTGAGGAGCCAGGTTCAGGATTTCGTGTAGGCGATGAAGTTCTATTCACAGGTGGTGGTGGACGTGGTGCTGCTGGTGTTGTTTCCGCAGTTAACGAAGACGAATCTTTCCACGTATCAAATATGGCAATCGTTGGCACACGTATTATCGACGTGGCTAATACACCTATCGGCAACTCAACCAACTCAATTTATGAGGCATATGCCTATCCTGCACAGAGTATTGTAAGTTCCAACACATCTAATCTTACTATTAATGTGGGTGGTGCTCCTGAAAACTTCGTAACGACAATAACTCTAAATCAGTTGACAGCCAACTCTAACACATATTTTGAGATTAATGACACTATTCAGATTTATGACTCCGCTAATGCGGAAGAAGGCGAAGAAGGTGTTATTATTTCGGAGAGTTCAAATCACACCGTATCATTTGTTCTCCAAAATTCAAATACTGTATTGATTTCTCCTGGTGTATCTGGAGCACAGAATAATCTTTGCTTTATTGTCCACAAGAGAGGCAATGCGTTCCATACTCTAGCCAATACACTAACTTATTGGAACTATGGTCCTACTGGTCCGCTTGTTTCTATCGCCATTACCAACCCTGGTTCTGGTTATATCGAACTGCCATCAGTGGACATCAAGTCGAATACCATCGTTCGTTCTCTAGGTATTCTAGGTCGTATGGAGATTGCTAACGGCGGATTTGGTTATGCCAACGGAGATATTATCTCATTCATCAATCCACCTGGTTCATATGGCTTCGGTGCTAACGCCAAGGTAGACTTTGTTGATGCTAATGGAACAATTCAACAAATATCATTCTATCCACTAGAAGGACATAACGAAGGCGGTCTAGGCTATAATCCACTTGATCTACCTACTGCCGTTGTTATCTCGGCAAATGCTAATGCATATGGTGCTGTTATTAATGTGGCATCTATTTTTGGTGATAATGAAAGAGTTGTCGCCGAATCTAACGTCATCGGTTCAATTGAGACAATTAAGATCATCTCCGGTGGTATTGGTTACGAAGAAGCACCAACACTAAATCTTAAATCACAAGGTGACGGAACTGCCCAGGTATTCTGTAATATCATCACCGGCATCTTTACATATCCTGGACGTTATCTAAACGACGATGGTCAGTTGTCATCATATAACTTCCTACAGGATCGTGACTATTATCAGAACTTCTCTTATGTTATCCGTATTGATGAGTCTATTGAAAAGTATAGAACACCAATCAAGGACATGGTGCATCCTGCTGGTATGAAACTATGGAGCGAATACATCATCGTCAATAATGATCAGGCAAACACTGGTCTTATTAATATTGGTCCAGCATCTTATAGTCCAACCACAAACTCGACAAACGCTGTTCTTTATCTTGATGTTGGTAACACCATCAGTATGGGAACAATTGCCAACACCTACGCTAATATCGGCAACATTGTATATTATAGCAGCAACAGTTGGTTCAATGCCGTTAATACTGCCCAGAGAGCCGTTCTATCCAATGGCGCATACTTCTTGGCATCTGGTGTTTGGATGGACGGCTTTAACGATAACGTCACAGTCCAGCACGCCAACACATATAATGTCGGCAATCTGCTAACAGTTATGACTTGGGTCAATTCTGCCAATAACAGAGGATTTAAGAACTTTGTTTATAAGACAGACAGCGGACAGACGAGAGGCTTTAGATTTGGACAGAACGCCAACACCATCTTTGTCCAGGTATATCCAGATAATGAAGCAAACAACTATCTAGAGATTGGCACATTCCAGAGCAATGGCTGGTATCATATCGGATTCACATTCGATGGCTCCAAGATCCGTGGCTATGTCAATGGCGCATTTACCACAATGACCAGCTTTGGAAATGTTACAACTGGATTTAGCGACTCTGATGGTGATATCTTTATCGGTGGTCAGTTTGGTACAGAGGCCAACTCTTATCGTGGTCAGATTGCCTCGGTTAGAATGTATGATAGAGTTCTAGGCAATAATGAAATTGTGATAGATTACAACACCACACGCAAAAGATTTGCTGTATAAATAGTATTTAAAGAGAGATAAAATGGTATCCAAAATTTCAAAAGATATGCACATTTTTAATGCGAAACAGTTCAAAGAGTCTGTTTCGGAGCCATTTAGTTCTAATGTCTATTTGACAATTGGTCGTGTATCGCCATGGACAAATGATACATCACCTCCTGCTCCTGTCACCTCAGTTTCATCATTCTATGATACATGGAAAGGTTTGATTGGTGGCAAGAGATTGGTCGGTAGTGATATTCGCCACGTTGTTCCAAGATTTAATTGGACAGCAGGAACAGAATATAATCAATATGACCACGAATGGGACTCAAATGATCTAATGAGTCCAACAAATCAGTTTTATGTTGTGACGGACGAGTTCAACGTTTATAAGTGTCTGTCTAACAATAACGGCGGAATCTCAACATCTAAGCCAAGATCGACTACATCGGCCAGCCATTTCCAAACATCCGACAAGTATATTTGGAAGTTTATGTATAATCTGACTGCCGAAGATCAGCAAAGATTTTTGACAGAAAGTTATATGCCTGTCAGAACACTAGACCAGAACGATAACTCTCTCCAGTGGAGAGTTCAAGACGACGCTGTTGCTGGTTCTATTCATCATATTCAAGTAACTAATTCTGGTATGGGCTATACGTCAAATAATATCACTGTTAGGATTACAGGCGACGGACAGTTCGCTAACGCCTATGCGGTTCGAAATACCATTTCTGATACCATTGAATCCATCGTGGTAGATAATAAAGGTTCAGGATATACTTTTGCCAACATTTCATTTATAACTGGAGTTGGTAACGGACAAGCCGCAGCAAAAGCTATGATTTCACCACCAGGTGGACATGGCTCGGATCCTGTTTCGGAACTAGGTGCTTCATATCTCATGATCGATGTTGTCCTTGATGGTACCGAAGATGGCATCATTACTATTAATAACGATTACAGACAAATCGGATTCCTGGAAGATCCTATTCGTTACGGCACAACTAATGTATTTTCTAATCTTGCATTCAGTCAGCTAACCACTGTAACAATGTCGGAGAGTTTTGCCACTACTAACTATTTCGAAGACGAGGTAGTGTATCAGGGAACAAATCTAGCAAATTCTACATTTAGAGCAACAGTTGTGTCATGGGATTTTGCCAACGCAACATTAAAACTATCTAATGTTCAAGGTAATCCTTCCGCTGCATTGCTAGTAGGTAATACATCAACCACATCCAGATATATTGGTTCTGTGTCTCCACCGAACCTACAGACTTATTCTGGAAAAATGCTATATATAGATAACGTAACTTCCATTTCTCGCTCGGAAGATCAAGCCGAAGATTTCAAGATAGTGTTGTCTTTCTAATAAACGATAGGATTTAAGGATAAAAATATGGCCGCTAACACTGACCTTTTTACAGCAAATTCATCAGCACTAGCTACGGATTTCAATGTAACGCCTTACTATGATGATTATGATGCTGCAAAACAGTTCTACAGAATTTTGTTCAAGCCAGGATATTCAGTTCAGGCAAGAGAACTAACACAAATGCAGACGATGATGCAGAGCCAGATCGAAAGATTTGGTAAGCATATCTTCAAAGAAGGCTCTATCGTTATTCCTGGTCAGTTTAATATCGATGTTGGCGCAAACTATGTTAAGATTAAAGACACAGACACATCAAACAATACTATTCTTGCGGCCGAATTTAAAGAGTTAGTTCTTACAAGCGCCAATACTAGTGTTAAGGCTTACGTTCAAGACACAATCGAAGGTGTTGAGTCTTCCTCAAATACAAAAACACTTTATATCAGTTATACTGCGGCTTCATCTTCTAACTCGGCACAGACTGTTTTCACTGCTGGTGAAACTTTAACATCTAATGCTGGTTCTATCAAGGTTGTAGATGTTAGTCCAATCGGTAAAGGTTCACGCTTCACCATTCGTGAAGGTATTCTGTTTGCTAAAGGACACTTTATCTATTTTCCAACACAGTCTATTGTTCTAAGCAGATATTCTCAGAATCCAACATGCCGTGTTGGTTTCTATATTGACGAACAAATTATCAACGCATCCAGAGACTCCTCACTATTGGATCCCGCTCAGGAAGCATCAAACTTTGCTGCACCTGGCGCTGATAGATTGAGACTATTGCCAGAACTTCAGGTTCTTCCTATCGATTCGGCTGACGAAGTTCCTAACTTTGTTGAACTATTCTCCATTCGTGATGGTGTTATCACCGAACGTTATGACCGTTCACAGTATGCCATCATTCAGGACGAAATCGCCAAGAGAACGTATGACGAAAGCGGCGACTATTATGTAAGAGGTCTAGACGTTAGAATCCGTGAAAATCTAAACATCAATAATAATGGTGGTCTAGATGCTAATGGTAACACAACTCTACTATCCATCGGTGTTGAGCCTGGTACTGGATATGTCAAGGGTTACGAGATTAACAAACTAGTCACCGATTATATCAGCGTTCCAAAAGCAAACACATATGCCAATGTCAGCGGACAAGTTGGTACTGTTTCTCTAGGCAGCTACATTTTCGCTAATCAGGTTTCCGGTTCTATCACTCACGATACTGGCGCTCTGGTAAATCTACACAGCGGATACGGAAGAAAACTATCTGGCAAAAGCTGGGCATCATCGACACCAGCATCTCCAGTTATTGGTACAGCAAGAGTCGCTTCTGTAGAATATGACACAGGAACACTAGGAACACCAGACGGTGAAGCACGAATTTATCTAATCGATATTCGTATGCTTGGTTCTAACTCATTCTCACAGGTCAAGGCACTAGACAATTCAGACTTTGGCGCAGACGTTATTACTGATAATAATGATCGTGCGATCCTTTACGACACACTATCAAGTTCTTTGATTTATCCTGTCGGTTCTATGGCTGCCAGAACTATTAGAG